CAAGTCCTTGATAGGTAATAGTTGTAGTAGCCTGAGCATCTAGCGTATAACCACCCACATTCACAGAATCAACAACTTGTGGGCCTGCTTTAGAAAAGCTCCACTTCAAATCCTTCTTGCTAATACCAGATAAGGCAACACCACCAGCACCAACGCCCTGAATACTGCAATTAGACACAATGGCAGCAGAACCTATATTTGCACTGCCTGCATCACCTTTAAGACCAGCACCACCAGCCGCACCAGAAATCAATCCGGTAGATGTGCAAGTGAAATTCTCAATATAGCCGCCTGTAAGGTCACAGCCATCAAATGATCCAGAAACAGCCTTTAGTCGGTTAAACAATAAACCTTCTGAAATTGTCCCAGGCATAACGATAGCTGATGTACCAAGTGCCAGAACATCACCAGATAATTCCATGCTAGGCAATACAGTCGTGGCATCCAATCTGACCGCCTCAAGTGCTGATGTCCCTAGTAAATTCTCGATACGAGTAGAGCCTGAAGCCACACTTCCCTGAATATCAACCATGCGGCCAAGTATATTAATAGGATTAAAATCTCGAATAATTGGACCACCATTTAATGTTCCTGTGATAACAATGCCATCATTCACACCACTTAAAACAGTCCATGACTCAATAACCATATTGGAATCATTAAGCTCACAAGCACAACCCGCATTCCTTGTCAGCAATCGAGATAGAAAGCAGATAGTATCAGTATCTTGAACGCGAATAGCCGCCCCGCCACCTGTATTGTTTATCTCAAACCCACCTTGTCCCTGTATTGAGCTAGCAGCAAATCCTCCATTTTTAACGGTAACAGTCGGCTTAGTTGAGTTAGTGGTGATCTTTGAAAGGGTAGCCGTGCCGCCCTGAATGATCGTGCCGCCCCCTATAACAATAACATCCGTACCTAAATCAACATCCTCAAAGTAATAATTACCCTGATTCATCGTGATTTCATCACTAACTTGCGTACCATTAGCAATAACATCAGCCTTGCTCGATATAAGTGTTGAGTCAGTTGGCCCAGTTAAAGGAGGGGATGTAACCGTCCCTGTATCAGATGTAACATCAAAGATTCCAAACCCATCAGAGCATTGGGCGAAAATTACATCACCCTCTTCTAGTTGATATTGCTTATCAACGAAATAACCACCAACAGAAATACTAGATAAGGTATCAGGAGTTGAGTATGTATAAACAGAAGGGGCATCTGTCGATTGTGGGCCAACAGGTGCGAATGTATCTTGTGTAAAAGCCATGACTCTACCTATATAATTAAAGGGCTAGGGGAAAAACGGGGAGGGTAGAGACTCCCCGCCCTTAGCTCTAACCTACTGTGATTATGTTTTCGCCTGGCATAGCCTCGGCCCATTTCTGCTGAACCATCCTTCTATACTCAGGATCAACTTGCATCTTGCGATTGCCGTTCTCATCCTTGGCAAACTGTAACGCCTCAAGCTCTTGACGTGAAATAGCACTAACTGGATTAACATCAGCAGTCTGCATTGGAGCATTCTTTGACTTAGCAATCAATGCCTCTAATGCCGTGACGCTAGCCGCTGTGGTAGCCATCTCGGTCAATCCCTCTACCTGCTCAGGCGTCAGATTAGCCTTAGCCCAATTTTCAATATTACTAACACGCTGATGGGCATTATCACCCAGTTTAGCCATCTCCTCTGCAATACGCGCAGTCTCAGCCTCTTCACTAGCACCAGACTTGGCATACTCAGACTCAACAAACATATTAACCAGTTGATTAGCCATATCCTGAGACATATTGGCTTCTTTAGCCATCTCAGTGAATTGAGCTATCAAAGGATCATCAGATGCTAACTCAACACCCGCCTCGGTTAATTGCTCTGATAAGGCAAACTCATAGGACTCAGGCGCACCCGTGAACGCACCAAAGCGCCCCTCTAGCTCGTTATAAGCCTTAGCCTGATCGGATACGGACTTATACTTATCACCCTTAAACCAGTCAGGGGCATCACCTTCACCCCCTACGCCTTCAGCATAAGACCATGATGGGGCTGTCATTTCTGCGACAACATCAGCATCACTCGTTGATTCTATTGAACCTTCTTCACTCATAATTCACTCTCCACTGATTGTATTGAGGCGATGATGTTTCTTATGAGCATCTTACCGCCTTCGGTTATTCCAGCCCCAAACTGAGTAGACTCAGGCAGGACAGAAGGAATCATTATTAAATCATTCTTCCACTTCTCTAGTAACTCGGCACCATCCTCATTCTGGACAAATACCTTATGCAACAAAATAGCATCACGATCAGCCATCTTATTGAAGGCCTCCATCTGTGCCAATCCCTCATCAATAAAGGACTCTAAACTATTCTCCGGTAGGGGTTCCACCATCCATCTCCTGTTGTTGTGCAGCTTGTACTATCTGTTGTGATGCTGCTTGTATCTCTTCTTTTGATCGTGCCAATTCATTAGTAGGCAATCCTAACTTCTCAGCAGTCCAGTTAGGAATATTCTCAACCTGTGCGCCCAAAGCCACAACTTCAGGCGGTAAGGTCTGCATCTGCGCCCACCATACCTGAAAGGCTTGGAACTCTTCTTGAGCTTCAGCCTGTGCCAGTGGTGACTGCATCTGAATACCTACCTCTTTACCATCCACCTTAATAGCAGGTAAACGACCATTAGTAGTCAGAATATCTACGCCACGCTCAACAATGGCTTTAATCTTCTCAGTATTCAATCGACCAAAGGATGCGCCTGAAGTCCTAAGCATCTCTTGTGTGCGTAACATCTGCTCTGTGGCAGACTTAACAGGATCATCAACCTCACCCAATGGATTGGCGAATAACGCCCTATTGATATTAGCTTGCAAATCCTCAAGGATAATCTGGCCTACATCCAATCGACCACTATTCTCCAACGCCTTGATAGAGGGGTTCTGGTTAGAATTACTGCCCACTGGGATGATAGAACCTGGAGCAATAGTAACTGTGTGAGGGTTCCACGTACCATCTGACATAGCGGTATATACGCCTGTCATCTGCAAGGCACCATTCTTTAAGATGTATTCCTTAACCTTGTTAGCAGTCCTAATATCAGCCAATACATCAAGAACAGGGCCGCGACCATACACCTCACCAGGAATAACATTAGTGCGATAGATAATAAGAGGGGATGTAGTAAAGTCCTGAGCGAATATCAATTGCTTCTTGGGCTCATAGATAACTATCTGCCAGAACGCACCATTAGCACGTAATACACCGTTAATGATCTTTACCTTCTCATCAGGTGACTTCTCAATCTTATCCTCTAAATCCTTACCAAAATTACCTTGTGGCCACATCAATGGCACATTACGCGCCTCTACCTCATGCTCACGCCATCCAGTGTTCTTAGTGCCCTCACCAGCCTCAAGGTACAACTGAGCCAAAGGGATAGAGGTAAACTTGAATAACGGCTCACCCGCTAGCTCGTTACCTTCTTCAAAGAACATAGCGCCCGTTGAGATAGCTAAATCCTGATCAGACTCAGTGGATTGATTAGAGTAATCAGATTCATCAAGGTGGTTAAAGAATATCTCAGTAGCTTCTTCTAATTGTTTATTCAGATTATCCCTATCAGCCTTGGGCGTATCAGTACCGGCCACAAAATTCATCCACTGCTTCCACGGTGGCGTATGGGCTGATTGAATACGGGCTGCATAGGTACGAACACCCATCACAGCAGTAGAATCATAGATATGGCGATTCTTCTTCTGGCCTGGAGAATGGAAGTTAAACGTCTCCTTCTGTGGTAGAGCAAAGTCATAAGCCTCTTGTAGCAGTGATCGCCATAACTCTCTACGCTCTTTAGCCTTACCGAACCGCTTTAATACGGTGGTCATGCCACCCAAATCAGAAGGGAGTGTGTATTCCATTAGGCAGTACCACCCAAGTTATTAGATAAGCCACCACCACTAGACTTAATCAATGATTGACGACCAGCGCGACCACCTTTAGCCATTGCCCGCTTAGTAGCTATCTCGCTCTCAGTCTCAGCTAACTTGGCGGCTTCTTTCTGCTGTTGAGTCTTTAGTAGGCTAGCAGCATCACGTCGAGCAGCACTGGCACCTGTGCGTAATGGCTTCTCTACAGCCTTCCCAACCTTCTCGCCAACCTTTAAGCCTGTAGCAAGGCTAGTGCCGCGCCTAAATGACTTTTTTAATTCATCACCCATTGGATAACCTCTTATATAATTGATATGGAGTCCAGCACCAGAAATCCCTAATACCTAACACCGATTTAACCACCTCTACGCAATTAAATACACATAGAGTATGACGATAGCTTTCAGGCTTAATTATAGCCCTTATTGATAGTATTACGCTATCAGGGTCAATACAACGGATATGCGGATAGTCTATCTTGCTTAATAGCTCAACCTGAGTGCAGCTATTCTTGCCATCTATCACTATCCAGAACTCACCGCCTGGACTCTCTTTGACCGCATAACAGTGCTGAAAGTTAGGCTCTAGCCACTTAAACACCCAATGCTTGAGCTTGGTCTTACGGAATATTACATGCCAATACTCAATATGATTGACTGCCATGTCCACTAGAACACCTCAAAATCAGACTTAGCCACCACTGGGGACATATCACGCTCTTTCTGTGTCAGCACCTCACTCCACCCCATAGCTAATTGACGTAGCGCATCAGCGCAATGGCTAGCCCAATCATGTAATGGGGTATCTCTAAACACTCCACGCTTCTCGTCATAGTCATATCTGTACTGACTAACACACTCAATGCCATGCTTGCAGCGCTTCTCATCAAACCAAAATCGGTTAAATAGTCTGCGTGTAGCCTCGATGCCATCAGCTACCTTATGCTGTGGAACCACTCTAAACCCTATCCCCATCTTTAAGGCAGTATCTCTGCGGCTCTTACCTGTGGATAGCTCCCTAACCTCAATATCATGGGGCGCAAAGTGATCGCCATAGGTAATACCGTGGTCACGCTTAAACTGGTCTAGATAGTTGATG